GACAAGTAGCGACCTTTCTGCAAGCGGGGCAACCGTGACCGCACCTGCTGGATATTATGCGAGTGCGGCGACCAAGACCATATCAAGCGGTTCTGCCACGGCTTCCGCTACCAAAGGCACGGTCACAAACCACTCCGTCACAGTAACCCCCTCGGTCACAAGAACCGCAGGGTACATTACCGCAGGATCGGCAAACGGAACGGCAGTAACTGTATCGGCAAGCGAACTTGTGTCGGGAACGAAGTCCATTACCGCCAATGGCACAGGCATAGATGTCACGAACTATGCTTCCGTAGATGTGGCGGTGTCGGGTGGCGGCGGCGTGAGCAATTTCACTTTGCTTGGAACTCAATCCGTTGGAACAGTTACAACCAACCAAAATACGAATACGGATACGGGCGTATCAATAACCGTTAAAGGCGTTTATGCTTACGATATGCTTGTATGCGAGTGTTCGGTGGACACAAAGACAAATGGTCGACACGCCGCAACAGTTAGACAATTTTTAATAACTAACAGTAGCGATATAAGCACGAAAAACTCGGTGACTACGGTAGCGACTACTTGGAATTGTAAAATATCATCAAGTGGCGTTGCTTCGTCATCAACAAGTAGCGCGGCGTATGGCGTTTGTGCTTACACATGCACATTAAGTGACGGAAGTTCTGGCGATAACGGACAGGCGGTTATTAGCATTTATAAGCGATACAGTTCAACGCAGACAGGCACAGTCAACGGAACATACACAATGCGCGTATATGGCGTAAAACTGTATGACATAATAGGTGGCTAACAAAGGAGATTAAAATGACTAAAAAATGGTGGAAATACGCGGGGATCCGCGCAATAAAAACCGTATGCCAGACCGCCATCGCCTCTATAGGCACGGCGGCCGTTTTATCTGAGGTAAACTGGATCGCTGTTGCCAGCGCTTCCATCCTTGCTGGTATTCTATCCATGCTTACCAGCCTTGCGGGTATCCCGGAGGTTGAAAGTGAGGATCCTATCCCGCTGGACGCTACGCCGATACCAGAGCCGGAAGAAGAGCTTACATATCACATTAAGGCGGAGGATATAGAGTAATGGCATACGAAATCGCAATGACCGCAAAGGCTTATGTGGAGAAAGCCATCCACATTGCTAAAGACCTCGACACCTTCTACAAGTCGGGCTGGCCGTACAACCTTGGCTACTATTGGAAAGACGGCAGATACTCTTGGGACTGCTGGAATCTGACCCCGAAAACGCTTGTCTGGGGATGGGAAGATAAGAAGGAAGTAGGGTACTACTGCTGGGAGAAGGGGAAGTACGGACTCGGCGACTGGGGCGGCACGACCATCCTCAACGCCTGCTATGATGTATCCTCGGACTTCTCCAAGCTGACTCCGGGCGAGTTCCTTCTTACACCGAACGGCGACCACGCCGGAGCATATATCGGTGAATACATCATCAATGGCAAGTGCTACAACGTAGTAGAGTGTACTACTTCTTGGAAAGAGAACAAGGTGTGCTTCTCCTACGTAACTGCCAACGGCAAGAGATACCACTACAAGGACGGAGCGGCGGCTGCTGCGACTCCTATGGAACAGGCACCTACTTCTTGGGGCAAGCACGGCAAACTTCCGTGGCTGGACTATAGCGTCCTCCCCGGTCCCGAACCGACACCGCCTACGCCCGAAGAGCCTATCTACTACACCGTAGTAAGAGGCGATGCGCTTTATAAGATCGCCAACAAGTTCAAGGTAACCATCGCCGACCTCGTGAAGTGGAACAACATCGCCAACCCGAACCTGATCTACGTAGGCCAGAAGCTCATCGTAGGTTGGAACGGAACCCCGGTACCCCCGGAACCCGAAAAGGTGTACTACACCGTAGTAAGAGGCGACAACCTGTCCAAGATCGCGGCCAAGTACGGCACGACCGTCAAACAGTTGGTCGAGTGGAATAAGATTCCCAACGCCAACCTGATTTATCCTGGTCAGGTGCTGCGCGTTAAATAGCAAAGATCCTCGCGAGCTTTCTATCCTTCTTTGGCTCGCGAGTTCTGTACCTCCTTTCAGCCCTCGGCTTTCCCTCCGGGGGCTCTTTTTTTATTGCGCCAGTATTTTGCGTGATATTTTGCGTGATATTTTTGTGCAAACGAGTGCAAAAGAATGCGAACGAGTGCAAACGAGCGCAAAAGAGCAAAGCCCGAAACCCCTTGAAATTGCAACAAAAAACCCTGCAACGCTTGAAATTGCAAGGTTCTTGTTTTGGCGGAGGGCATGGGACTCGAACCAACAAACAATGTTGATTTTTCAAGGCTTTTCAGCTTTTGAGTATGCTTTTGCGTGATATTTCTGTGTAAAATAGTTGTCTATCGCGGTGTCTACCTTCCGGCGCTCGGCGCTAAAGGTGTGCTGATACACGCGCTTCATTGTGTGCGGAGTGGACCATCCGCCGCGCTCCATAGCGTACTTCTCCGGGATGTTCAGCTGAAGCATCACCGAAGCGTTCATGTGCCGGAGCTGGTGGAACGTCATTCCTGGCATAAGCTTGTGGAACTTGTTACGGATCTGGTGCGCCGTGAGCGGTATCAGGTAATCATCGAATATCTCGTGGCGCTCGTACCTGGCGAAGTCGGTGTCTCGGTGTATGAGTTCAAGGAGCACGTCAGGGAGTGCCAGAAAGCGGTTCCGCGTGGCGACCTTTGCCCTGGCTTTTTCGGTCGGCTTGCCTTCCACGTCAACAAGCACCTGGTCAATGTAGATGCAGCCGTTCCGGATGCTGCTATACTTCAGGCCGCGGATCTCCGACATGGAGAGCGACAGCCAGAGCGCCAGCATACAAGGCAATTCTACGTCGGATCCTTGGATGGCGTTTATAACGAAATCAGGCTCCGGAAGCTCGAGGAACTTCGGTGCGTTCTGGGGCAGCTTGACATCAAACGTCAGGTGGCAGATGTGCCTTAATGAGGCCGAAATCAGCCCCCAGGCGTTGCGTACAGACTTGGGTGATATAGTTGTCCCCCGGTAGGTGTTTCGTGCGCTCTCGGCGTTTATATGGTCTTGTAGCACCATGTCTGTAAGGTCGCTGACCGGCACTTCCATGAGCTCTTTGAAGAAGTTTGCGCGCATGTGCTTATAGGCAGAAATCGTAGTGGGAGACAGCAGCGTGCAGCTCTCAATGTAGCGATCTACGACCTCGCCGACGGTGGGTATATCCGCTGGACGTTCCGGCTTGCCTTCCAGTTTTAACTGCGCGGCCTTGTATGCGCACTCGGCCTTTGTATCAGCCGTCACGCTTCCGTATACATTCTTGCCGTCGCGCTTCCCCAGATAGACTTGCGCTCTCCAGCGTCCGTTCTTTTGTTTCTTTGGAGTGGGCATTGACTTCCGCTTCCTTCTCTGCGACCGTCTTCGTGTCATCGTAGAAGTGGCCAGCCTCGATGTGCTGAACTTCGTGGTCGTAGGCCTTTATAAGGTCCGCGTCCGACAGACGGTCATTCAAGTATATGTTGTAGTCTCCGTTTTCGTCGGGGATGGTAAAGCCCCGGACGGACCGGGGCAGTCTTACGATCCTGACGATGTAGTTGTCCATTTCTATCCCTCCGCGGAAAGTGTACCACAGAGGGTGTGCAATAATTTGTTCAGCGCTTTGTGACAAAATCTGCGAAACGTATTATCTGTTCAACATCCTCCGGCGTAGCCGAGTCCAGGATGTCAAAGAGCCCTTTGTGTTTATCATAGAGTTCTTGTATTTTCTTGGCAGCGTCTTCTGTTTCGTCTTGAAGCGCAGGATCCGCGAGAATATCATCTATTCTGGTACCTATCGCGGACGCTATCTCAATAACGCGGTCCTCGCGGAGCGGTGCCCTCGATTTTAGGGCTTGCCATATCTCATGGGTATCTATGCCCAGTACGTCGGCATCCGGCTCGGCGATCTCCAGAGGGAGCTCAAACCTATCTATAATGGCCATGCGCTGCTTGTCTGTTATCAGCGCGCCTCTGCGCAGCCATTCTTCCGAGACACCGAAGTATTCCGCTATTTTGGAAAGGATGTTGTCTTTCGGCAGGCGTGTTCCGTTCTCATAGCCACCTATTGCTCCGGGAGAAACACCCAGAGCATCAGCGAGCTGCGCTTGAGAAAGGTCTTTGCCGTTGCGTATCATTTTTAATCTGTCTTTGAAAGCCATGTTTCGTTCCTCCACGCCTTAATTCTAACAAAATGTGAAAAAATGTCAAATAATTTTTCGCGTTATGTGTTGACACTCGCAAAATGAGAGCGTATAATTCAAGATGTAGTGGACAGACATAACAGAACCACAAGAGAGGAGGTAGGTTATGACCGAAACAACGGGCGAAAGGCTCCGGAGACTGCGCGGAAAACGCACACTTGCTGAAGTTTCAAGGGATTGCGGCATTTCAACATCAGCCTTGGCTATGTATGAGCAGGGACACAGAATACCGCGAGATCCTATCAAAGTGAAGCTGGCAGCGTACTACGGACGCTCGGTAGCCTATATTTTTTTTAACACGTCCACTCGCGAAACGCGAGCATAGAAAGGAGGAAGCATGGCAATTATGTCCATAGCCGACATCCAGAAGGAGCTGGGCGTTGGCAGACGGCTCGCAGAACGTTACGCCAGGGAGAGCGGAGCGCTGCTGCCGAGGACGAAGGGGGGACCGTACAAGGTCCGCAGAGAAGCATTCATCAACTGGTTTTTGGGAGGTAAGAGATGAAAGACAAGATGTTTGGTAAAGGAACGAAGTGGTGGGAGATCCTCGTAGGATCCGTAGCGATAGCCGCGCCGTTTATAGCAATTCTGGCAAGCATGTAAGAAGGGAGGAAACATGGGAGTCGCAGTTTTAGTTTTAGGGCAGTCTGGTACCGGGAAGAGTACGAGCCTGCGCAATTTCAAAGAGGGAGAGATCGGGATATTCAACGTGGCCAGCAAGCCGCTGCCGTTCAAGAATGGTCCCAAGACCGTCAATGGTCCTAATTATGACCTAATTATGAAGAAGCTTGAGGAGAATAGCCTCCGCACCTACGCCATCGACGACAGTCAGTACCTGATGGCCTTCGAGGAGTTCTCCAAGGCAAAGGTCTCCGGGTACGGCAAGTTCACCGAGATCGCCCTCAATTTCTACAACCTGGTTCAATGTGCGATTATGAGCACCACGCCAGACACGATCGTTTATTTCCTGCACCACACCGACACCGACGACACCGGCAAGGTCAAAGCCAAGACCGTCGGGAAGATGATAGACACCAAGCTCACGCTGGAAGGTCTGTTTAGTGTTGTGCTGCTGGCTGGCACGGACGGCAACGAGTACTGGTTCGAGACGCAGAGTAACGGTATGACCACAGCGAAGTCGCCCCTCGGGCTCTTCGAAGAGAAGCGCATACCGAATGACCTGAAGCTCGTAGACGAGAAGATCCGTGAGTACTGGGGGCTGTGATGGCAAGGGGAATGGACGTCGATTATAGAACGACCGCTCCGAGCGCAGACGGCACCTACTCGCCGCGGATCTGCCCGGAGATAAACGAGAAGCTTACGATGTTCTGCAAGCTTTTCAATAGAAACAAAACTGAAGTAACAAATCAGCTGCTCTCGCAGGCCATAGACAATGAGCTCAAGGCTTTCGAAGAGTGGAAAGCATCAAAGGAGGTATAAATGAAACCCATTAAAGGCTACAACGAAGCAGAGGCGCCGGGCGAGTTCGAGAGGCTCGCACCTGGCGGATATGTTATCAAGATTCAGGCAGTTCAGGACAACGATGAGAAGCAGTACCTGAAGATCGTGTACGACATCGCGGAGGGACCGCAGGCGAACCGCTATGCCAACGAGCCGGCGGAGAACGACTACCGCCACAGCTTCATCCGCTCCTATAAGACGAGCGCGCTGGGAATGTTCAAGGCATTCATCAAGGCCGTGGACGCAGCCAACGAGACCGACTTCAACAGTCGCATAGAGAAAGGCTTCCCGGAGCAGGAGCTCGTGGGCAAGCTGCTGGGCGTGCTCTTCGGGTACGAGGAATATAACGCCAACGATGGATCCGTAAAGGAAAGGCTGCGTCTCGTGCGCTTCCTAAACATCGAACAGGCTCGCGCCGGCGACTGGAAGATCCCGGAGCTCAAGAAGTTGAAGGCCGACACGACGCCAACTATCCCTGCTGGTTTTACCGCGCTGAATGATGCGGACCTACCGTTCTAATCGAGGTGCATTATGCCGTTTCAGAAGGGAAATCATCTTTGGCGGAACAGGGTAAGCCATAAAAAGCACGGAATGAGTGGAACCAGAATCTATCAATGCTGGCAGGATATGAAACAGCGTTGCGACAACGATAAAAACGCCTTTTATCATCGCTATGGCGGCCGTGGCATAACCTACACAGAAGCATGGAAAGAGTTCTTGCCATTTTATGAATGGGCAATATCAAACGGCTACCGCGAGGATCTAACACTTGACCGCATTGACAACAATGGAAACTATACGCCAGAAAATTGCAAATGGTCTACACAGCGTGAGCAAAGCTTAAACAAAACACATATGCAGGGGAAGACTGGCGCCGTTGGCGTCAGGTGGAGAGCAAACCGTTATCAAGCAGAGTTTTGCCGCAACGGCGAACACCATTATGTCGGCCGTTTCAAGACGATAGAAGAGGCTGTCGCGGCACGCGCGGCTGCGCTGGAGGCAATAGAATGTTCACGATAGTTGAAGACTCTCGTCAACAGGCCGGCAAGCACGATTTGAAACACTTGCATTTTACCCAGATGCGTGTTCCTTTCTACCGCTGCAAGCTACCGGTGGGAGACTATGCTCTTCCGCCGGAGCGTGCGGTGGACACCAAGGCGAGCATGCAGGAGATCGCCCAGAACATCGGCGGATCCAAAGCGGAGCACAAGCGTTTCATCAATGAGCTGAAGCTCGCACAAGAGCTCGGCACCAAACTCTTCGTACTTGTGGAAAACACAGACGGCATCAACTGTATTGAGGACGTGCGCAGTTGGCGCAACCCACGCGAGGAATACTCACCGGACTGTATCCAGGGGCCGCGCCTCGCCAAAGCAATGGGAACAATACAAGAACGCTACGGCGTATTATTCCTATTTTGTCGGCCGGAAGAAGCGGCGGAGATGATAACCGACCTACTAACGAGGGAAAAATGAAGGAAAGTTTTATTTTACATACGGACGCATGGCCGATGATAGAGAAGCTGGGCAGAGCGCAGCGCGGAGATCTGTTCACGGCGATTATGAAGCATGCTCTCGGACAGCCGCCAGGAAAAATGGACGAGCTCACCGAAATGGCATTTGCATTCATTTCCGCACAGATGGACCGCGACGAGAAGAAGTATCAGGAGCTCTGCGCAAGGCGTTCGGAATATGGACGGAAGGGTGGTCTTGCTTCAGCAAAAGCCAAGCATAAGCAAGCAAGTGCAAGCAAGTCCAAGCAAGTTCAACATGATACTGATACTGATAATGATACTGATACTGTAACTGATACTGATAATGAGAATGAGACTGATAATGAGCGCCGGGAGGCGCGGCCGTCTCTCTCTTACACAGAGCTGGAAAAGCTTTATCAGGAATACGGCACCAGGGCAGACGAGCTGATAGCAGATGTAAGCAACTGGTATACAACTCACCCGGAGCGCGTGTTCCCTGGGTGGTCGGAGGCGGTGGCGCAGTTTGACCGCAACCAGAAGCGCTGGGGACGCACCACGCCGACG